TGACCGTCGGGTGCTAATATTGGTGTTTCAACTTCCCCTGCCGTTGTTGGTTCTATGACCTCTGGTCAAACTCAAACTGTTACTTATACGGCTGCTTATACCGCTTCTGCCGATTGGGGCGTTTACCTCGGTAGTTCTTGTGGTCCGAATTGGGATAATGTATCTCCCGATACTTTGACTATTACGGCTCCTGCTCCAACTCCTACCCCTGTTATCGGTGGTGGAGGTGGTGGCGGTGGTTATGCTGGTCTTTCTGACGGTGTCTCGGCGATCAACGTCAATCATTCGACAATGGCGTGGATTAACTTGGCTTATCTTGTTCCCATTATTCTCTCTGGTTTAATAATCGGGTTTTCGCTTCTTTTCCTCCGTCATGCTGTTACGGCAATTCGCGAGGGTAAAGGTCGGGTTTAATTAACGAAAGGTATCTATCGTGGCTTCTCAAGCAATGACCGAATTCATGACAATATTTTATGATTTATCGGCTGCGGTTATTCCGATGTTAGTGTCCGTGTTCGTTCTGACATGGGCGGTACGCCTCATGGCTGAACTAATACGGGGTAGGCGGTAAAGTGAGATACATTGACTGTACCACCTCCGTTCCGCCTACTTGCCATAAGATTAACAGTGATGATTTGCTCCCGTTCTATGGGTTTATGGCTGTGATTGCATTAGCTGCGATTCTGTATGCGGTGTATTGGGTAATAATTAAACCATTTTTGAGAGGGTGAAAAAATGCGTAAAACTCTTCTTTTACCTGCTGTTTTATTCGCCTTATTGATTCCGAATTTAAGTTTTGCTTCTACGCCTCCGTCCGATACTTCAACGTGGAATTTTTACCAGTACGCCGACCAAACAAATCCAGGCCAAGTAACTCAAATCAACATGCAGGTCAAGAACACAACTACACAAAATATCGATCAAATTTCCGCTTCGGTACCGAATCTGCACGCCTGTCTGATCGTTACCGCCGTCACGGCGCAATATGCTGCCGACGATTCTTATCCTGCTTCGGCCGTTCCCATGACGATACCTACCGCGACCTGCTCCTCTGGTGTTTCCGGTTTTTCGATCGGCGGCACTGGTACCTCCAGTGTCGACCTCAAGCCTGGCAAAACCTTAAACATATATTTAAGCGTTAATGTCTCGTGTATTTCCGCTTTTCCTCCAGCGTGCGACCCGATACCGGCTGCCCCTACTTCTGGCGATTGGCAAAACTTCCACTATTACCATTACACAGGGACTTTTGCTAGTTACGACGCTATCGGCAATAAGACCCTCACGATCACGAATACGCCAAACCCTACGCAACAGCCGTTAAATTGGGGTATTTCTGATAAATATGGCAACGCTATTACTGCTTCTGGAATTACTGACCCGACAAAAATTACTGGCTGGCTTCCTGCTGGTCCTGTAGATACTATAATTTTATTACCTATAAATCTGTTAACTAAAATTATTGCTGCTGCTGGCGGTATTTGTGTTGCTCCAACTTTTCACTTCATGGGTTATTCTGGTTCCCCGTCATGTGGTTCCAGTTTTTGGACTGCTCTAGGAACTAGTGTTTCTGTACCTGCTACTGCCCTGTTTACGTTCGCTCTATTATATTACTGGTTTAAGAGTATCTATATGCGAATAGAACGCGCCACAAGCTTCCAAACAACGCCTGACGACTCTTGGGGTATCCTATGATGTCTGGATTTATTGGCACAATAATTTCTACTGTCTTTGGATTCTTGCTCAGTCTTGTCATTACGTTCATTCAGATTGTAGCGTTTCCGCTCAATCTTGCTATTACGGCTGGATTGCCTGATTTCTCTGCTGCTCTTTACTCTTTCGCTCATGCTCTCGACGGTTTATTAACCGCGATTCCTTGGATTTTAAGTTTTTTCCCACCTTATACGCTCGGTGTTTTTCTGTTTATCCTCGCTGCTGAGTTGATCTTTACTGCTGTACTCCAGATCGCTTGGCATGTGGCTAAACTGTGGATTATTTTGCAACTAATTAAGTTCTGGTAATGAAAGGCTAGTTAAATGATTCAGGTTGATTGGGGTTCATTTATCAAGAAAAAAATTCCTAAGATCGATGATCATCACGGAATTTATTTCGTGACTGGTCGTCAAGGTACAGGAAAAACGTATCTTGCGGTCAATTTCGCGAAAGACTTAAATTTGAAAAAAGTCAAAATTGTCACTAATGTGCACAGTCTAAAGTTGCCTCATGAAGATTTCAACACGATCACGGAAATAATTAACGATACAAGGGAATACACTTGCTATATCATCGACGAAATAAGCAAAAAATACCAAAAAAACAGCCTAACCGACAAAAATTTCTATGCTTGGTTACAGCAGTCGAGAAAACGAAAACGGGTGGTTATTCTTATTACTCAAGAGTGGAAAGAAGTCCCAATGTGGCTCCGTCGCCCGACTAAATTCGCAATAAATACACGGCCTTTACCCCTTATAGGCAAGTATTTCGGGTGGTACTTAACAACATGGGGTGACGGTGAAAACATGACACTTTCCGAGGATATGGAATGGGAATGTCCACCAGTAAAAACCGTATTCCATAAACGCAATCTAAAGGTGGCTGGTCTCTATGACACTTTTGAACCTATACAGGAGCTTTAACTGTGATTATCAATAAACGAATCCATCAAGTGCAAGTAAATTTTGACTTCAAAGAAGAAGAAGCCAAACTGATACCCTGTCCCATGTGTACCAAGTGGCTTCCACCTCACAAAATTGAACGGCATATATCAAATCATAGACAGGTAAAATAATGTACAAGTTTAGACCTTATCATCTGATCGGCCTAGTGTTTGCATTCTTCACGATTATGAAAATCGCCCATTACTTCCCCTTGTGGTTCAAATGAAACGTCGCAATTTCACTTTATCTATAAAAAACGACCTCGCCGACTTCACATTCCGCGTCGAACAATTTCCCCAATGGGCATGGATACTACACGATAAAGATATAGATTCGGAAACAAATAAACTAATAGAGCCTCATATCCACGCATACATTGAATGTCCTAACCCTCGCTCTTTCAAATCTATTGCTTATGATCTCAACGTACCCGAAAATATGGTTTGTAAAGTTATAGACAAAAATGGTATTCTTCAATATCTAATACACAAAAATCAACCTGATAAATTTCAATATGACTATACTGAGATTATGACTAATTTCGATCTTGAACCATTTTTCTCTACTAAATCTGAACACCTTTGGACTGACTATAATTTTTTACGTCAAGGCAAATTGTCTCCTAATGAATTTTACGAAATTCACAAACATGAAATCGATTCAAATTCTTTCTATCAAAAATTACGAATTTTTGAGATGATATCTTCGCACCCTGCTTCACATCGACCCGAAACTGAATAGCTTATTCGGAAACTTATACACATATACACAGGGTTCTCCATTATTCAACGGCCTCCGCTTTGTAAGCGAGAGGCCGTTTTTTTCGGGAACAGATGGGCTTGTCTCTGTTCCCCAGTTCCTTGTTCCAAAACCGAACAATTTTGACCGTAGGTCAAAAAAAAACCGAAAATGAACTTATCCACAGATTGACAAGCTAAAGCACGTTCAAATACTATGGTAAGCATTATATTGCTTAATGAAATGAGGTGTCTTATGCCCGCAGTCGTAACCGCTATTACAACTGGCTTTGGTTCCACAGAGGTTTTCGCTGCCGTGACTTCAGTCGCTCCGCTCGTCGTGACTGGTCTGGTAGTGGGAATTGGCCTGCACTTGCTTCGTCGCGCCCTCCGTGGTGTCGGTAAAGGCAAGGCCACGATTTAATCGTGACTCGCTAGGTGTCTTGAGTTTGTCGGCATCTCTACAAAAACCGTCTAGGCCGAAATATATTTAACCGAAAGAATAATATGTCTAAAGTAGCTGTACAAACTGAATCTGGTGTTGAAGCGTCAATCTCTATTGTGTCTGGACACTCGAAGAAAACGGATAAAGACTGGACTGCAATTTCTATTAAGGTTGGCGAATGGTCTCAACTCATTTTTCCAAAATCCTCATTTGAAATGAAGTACATCAGAGAGCAGTTAGGCGAATAA